GATGAAGGTGACTTGACTGCTCAAGAAGTAGCACGTGACTTTGCTTAAATAACTAACTAACGTGGGGGGCAGGGCAACTTGCCCCTCATCTCTGATTATATATAAGGATGCACAATGGCATACGATTATTTAGATATTACTAATGAAGTTATTGCCCGAATGAATGAGGTATCCTTAACTGCTGCTAATTTTGCAACAGCTAGAGGTTTTCAGATTCAGTGTAAGAACGCTGTAAATGATGCTATTAATTATATTAACCAGCGAGAGTTTGGCTGGCCTTTTACACATTTAACCAATACACAGACTTTGGTAGCAGGACAGACACGATATAGTATTCCTGCAACTAGCCAGTCTGTAGACTACGATACCTTTCGTATTAGTCGGGATTCTACATTAGCTGTATCTGGTACTACACTACGCATTTTAGATTACAAAGAATACACACAAAAATATATTTCACAAGAAACTACAACTAATGTAGGTAGCGTACCCAAGTTTGTATTTAGAACACCAGACAATAACTATGGCCTATATCCATATCCAGACAAAGCATATGAGTTAAAGTTTGAACACTTTATTAAACCTGTAGCTTTAGCTGCAGCTACGGATGTACCAACTATACCTGAACAATTTAGGCAGGTTATAGTAGACGGTGCTACAGCTTACGCCTATCAGTATCGTGGTGAAGCACAACAGTATGGCATTAACTTTGCACGATTTGAAGATGGCATTAAACAAATGCAAACTCTTTTAATTAATAGAGCAGATTATGTACGGTCTACCTATATCCCCCGTTCACAAGGATATGGCATTAACGCAGGATTTTAAATAATGTCTGATGAATCTGGCCTTAATCCCTATGTGTTTGCGTGTCAGGGTGGACTAGTTCTTGACCAATCAACCTTTGCTATGCAGCCGGGGATGGCACTAGAACTAGAAAATTTTGAACCTGCTACTACTGGTGGGTACAGACGTATTTCGGGATACATTAAATGGAATCCTAATATTGTTCCAGAAGACCAAAGTGCTAGTGAAGCTGTATTGATGTCGGCTTACTTTAAGGGTAATATCCTTGCCGCACGAGGTCGTAAAGTATGGAAGGGTGCTAAGACAGGAAGCTGGGCATCCATTGATACAGGTAGAACAGGTGCAGGTCGTTATACTTTCTTTCGTTATAACCTAGCTGGTACTGATTATATTGTGTGGGCTGACGGTGCTAATCATGCATCTAAATATGACAACAGTACTGTAACAGATATAAATGGTACTGGCGCACCAGCCGACCCTGCGTTTGTTACAGGCTTTAAAAATACTTTATTCTTTGCTGGTATGTCTAGTAATAAACAACAACTAGTATTTACCGCACCTTTTACAGATACAGACTTTAGCACAGCTAACGGTGCTGGAACTATTCAAGTTGACAGTGACATAACAGGATTGTTCCCATTTCGTGATTCACTTTATATATTTTGTGAAGAAAGAATATTTAAACTAGTTGGTAATACCATTGCTGATTTTGTAGTACAGCCTGTAACTAGAGAAATAGGATGCCTTAACGGTTTTACTATTCAAGAATTTGCAGGTGACTTAATATTCTTAGGTCCAGATGGACTACGTACAGTTGCTGGTACAGAGAAAATTGGTGACGTAGACCTTGGTACAATTAGTAGAGCAGTTCAGGAACGCTTTGAAGGATTGTCAGATGTTGACGAATTTGAAAGCGTAATCATACCAGACAAGACACAGTACCGCATTTTCTTTTCTAATTCAAATACACCCCGCGCCACTACAAAAGGTATTATGTGCGTAAGAAAAGAAAACGCATATGAGTTTGCTGACATAAGAGGTATGCGTCCTAGTTCTACAGATAATATAGTAGCCGCAGGTGAGAGTATAGTTTTGCACGGTGACTTTGATGGTTACGTATATAGGCAAGAAAAAGGCAATGACTTTGATGGTAATGTAGTAACTGGCAAGTATCGTTCACCTGACTTGACTATGGGTGACGCAGGTTTACGCAAATCATTTCAGCGTGTAATTATTAACTACGCACCAGAAGCAGCGGTAAACGCAGATTTGTTTGTGCGGTATGACTATGAAGCACCTAATGTAGCTAGACCAGCAGCTTATCCTTTTGATACATCTACTGCTGTAGCAATTTACGGTTCATCTTTATACGGTACAGCGACATACGGTGGACAGTCTAACCCATTAGTTAGACAACCAATTGAAGGTAGTGGGTTTGCTGTAGCACTACGAGTTAATGATAGAGGCACATCAGCACCTTACTCCCTAAAGGGATTTCAACTAGAGTTTGCGGCAGACGCAAGGAGATAATTAATGGCAGGTTATACCAGACAGTCCAGTTTTGCAGATGGCGATATTATTAGCGCAGCAGACAGTAATGACGAATTTAACCAAATACTAGCAGCGTTTGTAAATACCAGCGGTCATAAGCATGATGGCACTGCAGCAGAAGGTCCAGTCATAGGTTTGATTGGAGACCCCGGCGTAGCAACACCTATAAACAAAGTTGTAGTAGACGATACTAATAATCAAGTAGAGTTTAACATTGACGTAGGTGGTGCAAGTACAGAACAGTTTGTAGTCAAGGATGGAGTTATTGAGCCTACGACTAACAACGATATTGATTTAGGTTCTAGTTCTAAAAAGTTTAAAGATTTAAATATTGCTGGTGCTGCTAACATTGCTGGCACTATGACCCTATCAGGTAATGTAATTGTGTCAGGTACACTTGGTGCTGACTTAATTCCTGACGGTGACAATACTCGTGACATTGGTAGTTCCTCTGCAGAATGGAAAGACTTGTACATAGATGGTGTCGCATACTTAGACGCTATCAACTTTAATGGTACAGCTATCTCAGCTACTGCATCAGAGTTGAACATCATGGATGGTGTAACATCGACCACTGCAGAACTTAACATACTAGATGGCGTTACATCAACAGCAGCAGAACTAAATATCTTAGACGGTGTAACCTCTACCACTGCTGAGTTAAATATTCTTGATGGTGTAACAGCTACAACAGCAGAACTTAATCTGACAGATGGTGGTTCTTCTGTAGGCACAACAGCCGTAGCTGGTGGCGATGGTATTCTGACTAATGATAATGGCACAATGCGCCAGACATCAGTAGATACATTTGATACCTACCTATCACAAAGTGCTAAAACACTAACAAATAAAACCTTGACAAGTGCCGTACTCAATGGTACAATAAGTGGAACTTCTATTAAAGATGAAGATAATATGGCATCAGATAGTGCCACTCATCTTGCTACCCAACAGTCAATTAAAGCCTATGTAGATGCTGAAGTAGCTGCTATACCTGTGGGTGACATTACTTCTGTAGTTGCTGGTACAGGCATGACAGGCGGTGGTACATCAGGGGATGTTACACTTAACGTCATTGGTGGTGCAGGTATTACTGCTAATGCTAATGACATTGCTGTAGATTCTACGGTAATTACTGGTCAGACTGCAGAATCAACCGTAGATGCTACTAATGACTTAGTATTGTTGTACGATAACTCAGCTACTGCTTTACGTAAAGTTTCTGTATCTGCTATTACTGCTGCAGGTAGCGGTATTAATGCAGTTGTAGACGATACTTCACCAGAACTAGGTGGTGACTTAGATGTATTAGCTAGGTCAATAGTATCATCATCTAATAGAAATATTAACTTACTGCCTAATGGTTCTGGTAAAGTTAATCTTGACGGTAACGGCTCTAGTGGCGGTGTTACTATATCAGATGGTCTTGTAGACATTCGTACTGGCACAGGTGCAGTCTCACAGGTAAAGTTCTATTGTGAAAGCAGCAATGCACATGCACAGACAATTCAACCACAACCACACTCTGCTGGTGTAACTAACACACTTACACTACCTGCAGGTAGCAGTCAGGAGATTGTAGGTACTACAGCTACACAGACACTTACAAACAAAAGCATTGATGCTGCACAGCTTACTGGTACAGTAGCTAATGCAAGACTTGACGCACAACTACAAGATGTTGCTGGTTTAGCTGTTACTGATGGTGGCTTTATCGTAGGTAACGGTTCTAACTTTGTACTAGAGACTGCAGGTACTGCACGTACTTCATTGGGGCTAGGCTCTGCTGCAGTATTAACAGCAGGTACATCTGCTAATAACGCTGTACAACTAGATGGTTCTGCTAGACTACCAGCAGTAGATGGGTCACAGTTGACTAACCTACCATCTGCAGGTGCAACCGCTGGCTTTGCAGTGGCGATGGCGATTGCGCTTTAGTACTTGACAAATGAATAAAAGTATGGTATAATTATACTTATCTTAATTAGGAGATGAAATGGCACAGGATTTTGAAAGAAACATTGCAAGGAATGTTGGCACAAGCGCAGTAACTATGCGTACAGCTAACTCCGATGATGCGCTTATTGGTATCAATATTGCTAATGTTACAACAACACAGATTCTAATGGATGTGTTTATTAATGATGGGTCTAATGACTACTACATTATTAAAGATGCACCCATCCCTGTAGGTTCAGCCCTGCAGGTACTAGATGGCGGTGCAAAGGTTGTAATGCAAGCAAGTGATGTACTTAAAGTACAGAGTGATACCGCAAGCAGCGCAGATGTTTGGGTTTCCGTAGTCGATACTATTAGTTCATAAGGAATAAAGTATGCCGTATATTGGTCAAAAAGTTCCGGGTTCTTATCAAGCTACTAAAGCTGTACAACGCTTTAATGGTGATGGTTCCGATACTACATTTACACTGACTACCACAGTATCTTCTGTGCAAGACGTACTGGTGTCAGTCGATGGTGTCGTGCAGGACACAGCAGCCTACACTATTCCTGATGGCACTACACTTACATTTACTGCTGCCCCTTCCTCTGGTACAGGTAACATCTTTGTAAATTACCTAGCACCCCAAGCTGGTACAATCACACCCGCCGCTGAGAACAAAGGTAACTTCAAAGCTGGTGGCCTATTCCGTACCAACGCACAATCCCTCACAGCAAACACAACCATCCTAGCTACAGAGAACGCCAACGTAACTGGTCCGTTTACTGTGGCTTCTGGTGTTACATTAACCGTTGAAAGCGGTGGAACATTGGTGACGCTATGAGTACATTAAAAGCAGATACCATTCAGAGTACAGGCGGTGGTGCGGCTACGCTGACTAAGCAAGCAGCTTTCAAAGCGTTTTTTAGTTATGAAATGGACAGTCCTAGTAGCATAAAAGACAGTCTAAACGCTAGTAGTCTTACAGACAATGGAACAGGAGATGCAACTTTAACTGTGTCTAGTGCTTTTGCAAATACCAATTATGGTTCTGCCACAGAATGCGGGGACCAAGGTACAGGGGATTCAACAGGCTCACAGATTTCGGGTTGTGATGCTACAACAGACAGAACTACAACAGTATATCGTGCAGGTACTTTTTATTGGAACTCAACCACAAATAGAACACTATATGATAGCACATATCAAACAGTGTCACATATGGGAGACCTAGCATGAGTGAGATAAAAACAGACAAACTCACTGGCACAAGCACCGCTGGCAACATCACAGTGACCTCTGAAGGTGGTGCGGTGACTATGCAGTTGCAGCAGGGGTTGGCGAAGGCTTGGTTAGCACATGACGCTAGTCAATCTATTACCGACTCACTCAACGTAAGTAGCATAACAGACCACAGCACTGGTATACATACTTATAATTTCACAAATAATTGGAGGGCTAACTTATCCTATACTATGGGTGGAAGTTGTACGTGGAGTGACGATAACACCACTCCTTATGTCCGCAGCATAGAAGCATATGGCTCTACTCATGTTTTAACAGGTTCTCTTAAAGTATCCATACAATATACTAATAGTGGTTCGCAGGGGTTTTATGATTACCTTTGGGTTAACTCACAGTATTCAGGAGACCTAGCATAATGGCACTAGGAAAAATCAAAGCAGATACCCTAGAACACAGCACTGCTGGGTCACTTGATACATGTTATGTTGTTAATGGTAGTGCAAAGGTGTGGGTGAACTTTAATGGAACTAGCACTGTTGCAATTCGTGGAAGCAATAACGTAACAAGTATTACGGATAATGGTACTGGTGATTACACGGCAAACTTTACGACTGCAATAACTGATGCAAATTATGCAGTTACAAATGGCTTTACGCCCTATACATCTACAAACTTTACAACATATGGAGCCATTCATGGAAGCGCAGCAAGTGGTGCAACTACAAAGACAACATCTACTATTCGTGTTGAGTACAAGAACGTGGCAAACGACAGCACTTTTTATGATGCCGCAGAAATCAATGTAGTAATTCATGGAGACCTATCATAATGGAAACACCAGAGTTTCAAGGCACACACCTATTTGACAGACTATGCTGGGCAAAGGAAAACCTTGAGCCGCACCAGTCAGACTATCGTGTTGTCTATGAGGACAGCGTTGATGAGTGCGCTAAGATACTTGTTCCTGACCCGAATTGGATGGCATGTGCGCTACAGGGCGGTATCTTACCACCAGTACAGGTATATTGGGAACTAGCTAAAGATGAAGCCAAGCCTGACTTTGTAAAGCATACCAGAGGTTACTTGCTACACAATACAGAGCCAGTAGAGGCCATGACAGAAGAAGAGGCTATAGAATACCTAATTATGAAAGATTGCCCACAAAGTGTATGGCGCAATTGGGATACAGGCAACAAACCTAAACTGGTTATCTGCCGTAAAGAACAGCTTCCGGGTACACGAGAGTGGCGCAACGCTTGGAAGATTACTGAAGAACTTAGCGTCACTGATTTAGCAGCCTAAAAGGAGAAACCTAATGGCACAAACATACATCGTAGATAAGGACGGGAATCAGATTGATGCTTCAACTGCAACTGTCCCTGCTGACCGTCACTTTCGTGGTGCATGGTCATTGAATGGCTCAGTCATTACAGAAGATATGACAGCAGCCAAAGCAATCTTCAAGGACAAAATCCGTGAAGTTCGTAAGCCACTGCTTGATGCAGAGGATGTCGTGTACATGAAGGCACTAGAAGCTGATGACGCAGATGCAAAAGCAGCATCAGTCACTAAGAAAGCTGCACTGCGTGATGCACCAGCCGCTTCTGCTATTGACAGTGCTTCAAACATTGCAGCATTGAAGGCAGCTTGGGATACAAGCGTACTTGGCGATAGCCCTTACGCATAAGGATAAGTAAATGGCACTGACAAAAATTGCAGATGGTGGTATGCCAGCGGGTAGTGTGTTGCAGGTTGTAAGCACAAGTAAAACTGATGACTTTTCATCTTCTAGCAGTTCTTTTGCTGATATTACAGGAATGTCTGTGGCTATTACCCCTTCATCCACATCTAGTAAAATATTAGTAATAGTTTATTGCTCGATTGTTGGTGACGATAGCACTGGTCTAAAATTGTTAAGAGATTCAACCGCTATTTCTTTTGCAGATGCCGATGGCTCAAGGCAAAGGTATTCAATGATTGGATTTTTAGGCACCGCAAGTAATGAGGTTTACAACGCTGGTGCAAACCATATGCACTTTTTAGATTCGCCAAGTTCCACTTCAGCACTGACATATAAGGTACAAGGTATTGCTAGGTCAGGCTCTTTCTACATTAACAGAACGATTTACAACACTGATAATACTGCTTCAAGTAGAGGCACCTCAACAATTACAGCTATGGAGATTGCAGGATGAGACATGAAGCAATAAGAAGTCTCCATGAAAATGTTATTTCTATTAATGGAAATGGTAACAATGCTGTAGCAAAAGACGCAGATGGTAACGTAGTATCTTGGGATGCAGATGCGGTGGCAACAAAAGAAGCTGAACTAATTGCCGCATATAAGCTGACTGAACTACGCATAGAACGTAATCGCCTACTTGCAGAAACTGACCATTGGGTTCTGTCGGACACAGCGGATGCTACATCTGCCCAGACAACATACCGCCAAGCCTTACGAGACATCACAGACAGTGCCACATCACTAGACGATGTTACTTGGCCTACGAAACCATAAGGAAGAACGATGCCATACATAGGTAAATCCCCACAGAACGGTGTTCGTAACCGCTTCGTATATCAGGCTACTGCTGGGCAGACTAGCTTCAGTGGCAGTGACGTTGACTCTAAGGTACTGACATACCAAGACAGTGTGTACATGGATGTTTACCAGAACGGTGTCTTACTTAAACCCGGTACAGATTATACAGCTACGACAGGTACAACAGTAGTACTAGTCACAGGGGCAAGCCTCAATGACGTAGTTGAGATGGTATCATATGATGTGTTCTCAGTAGCTAACAGCTATACAGTGACAGAGAGTGACACACGCTACCCATTCAAGGGCAACAACAGTATCATCCGTTTGAATGGTCAGAGTATCACTGCTGATGTTACGATTGATGCAGATGAGAATGGTGTATCTGCTGGTCCTATTACACAGGATAACGCTACCGTCACTGTTAACGGATATTGGAGTATCGTATGACGAGTCAGTTAAACGTAGACACCATTGTAGATAAGGCTGGTACTGGCGGTGCTACACTTACTACTCCTACACTTACAGGTATTAGTAGTACATCTACTTATACAGAAGGAAGTGTAACACAAAGTCTTAGAGAAAGTGCTGTAAAACATTGGACAATTGTAGACCAAACTGGAACTACCGAATCTTTAGGTAGTTTCAATCAAAGTTCGCTTACAGATGTCAACGTCGGTAGAACAGATTTAACTTTTACTAATAATTTTAGTTCAGTTAATAAATGCACAACAATTTCTAACGCATACGGAATGGACGGTTGCTGGTATCAAGTTGGAAATACCACTAACTACAGAATAGTTAACTATGTTGGGGGAGCCTACACTGATTTTGACCATTCCAGTGGTAAACTTACAGGAGACCTTGCATAATGGCTAGTGTTTTAAAAGTAGATACCCTAACAGGTGTAACCACCGCTGGTTCCATTAGCGTTACTGGCGAGGGCAACTCAACCACGACTAATCTTCAGCAGGGTTTGGCGAAAGCGTGGGTATACTTTCAAGGAACTGGCACTGTTACTTCTAGGGATTCACTCAACGTAGCTAGTTTAACCGATAATGCAACTGGTGATTTTACGATTACATATACCTCTGCATATGCAAATGATGACTACGTTCCTATGGGTTCAAATAGTCACGATGACCCTTCTAGTGAACTATCTCAATTTGATAGAAAAGATGGTGATGCAGCGTATCAATCAACAAGCGCACATAGAGGTGAAAGTTATTATGTAACTTCTAGCGTAAATAAAACAAACTATGATTATAGTAACATAGGTTATTTATCACACGGAGACCTAGCATAATGGCAAGCGAACNNAAGGATGCCGCTGGGAACAACAGCATTGCTACTAGCTTTGTGGCGGGTGGTAGTGCGAAGGCTTGGATAAATTTTGCTGGTGCTGGAACATCTATCAATGACAGTCTAAACATAAGTTCTTTGGGAGATAATGCGACAGGTAAATTTACTGTAACAATGTCATCTGCTATGGATGCAGTAAATTATGCTGTAGTTACTGGAATACAAGAATTGGGTACAGGAAATACACATATGACCAGCGTCAGGTCGGATGTAACAATCACAACAACGGTATTTGGCATAGCAACATATAGCGGTGCAAGTTATCAAGATGTTACCCTTGTGTATGATGCAGTTCACGGAGACCTCGCATGAGTAAAGCAGCAGAACTAGCCGCATTGATTGGTTCGCAGACGGCTTTATCAAACAGGAACCTGATTATTAACGGTGCGATGCAAGTTAATCAACGTGGCAATAAAACTAACACGAGTGGTTCGTCAGTGTACTTTGTTGACCGTTGGAATCTTTTTGAAAACACGGGTGCGTTGGCGGCAAATTTACAGCAATCTACCGTTGTTCCCAGCGGTCAAGGATTTGGCAACAGTCTTCTCATAGATTGCACAACTGCTGACTCTTCTGTAGCGGCAAGTCATGTATCCGTGTTACGTCAAATTATTGAAGGGCAAAACTTACAAAGTTTAGCTTATGGAACATCTGACGCAAAAAGTTTGACTGTATCTTTTTGGGTTCGTTCAACAAAAACAGGAACATATGCTCTTGAGATTTATCACAATGCTACCCAAGCTAGGCATCAAGTCCATCCTTATACAATTTCTTCGGCTGACACTTGGGAGTATAAAAGCATTACTTTTTCGGGTGATACATCCGCAACGATTGATAATGACAATCAGGCCACCTTTTATGTCCAGTGGGCCTTATCCGCAGGGTCAGATTATACAAGTGGCACACAACAGACTACTTGGGCAAATTTCACAGATGCAAATAGATTTGCTGGGCAAGTAAATTTCTTTGATAGCACAAGCAACAACTTTTACCTAACCGGCGTCCAGCTTGAGGTTGGCGAACAGGCCACGCCGTTTGAGCATAAGGACTTTGCAACTACGTTAGATAAGTGTCAGCGGTATTATCAAGTTGTTGGAGACTACAGAGGAATTTACACAGGCTCAAGATGGTCAAGTACGCAAATTTATGCGACTTATCCTCTTGCTTGTCCTTTGAGGGCTTCTCCCGCATTAAGCACTGGTGGGGCTTTCCCAGTTTTGAATAAATATGATGCTGCCCAATCTGCATCCGCTACTGCGCTTGTAGCTTCTGCTGCTGAAGCGCCAGACGCATTTAATACAGCTATAGTTTTGATATATACTTTAACTGGTTACACACCTGTGGCAAACAACGTCTATCAAGTCTCCCACAACGGGGCAACTACATTTGTTGTAGTAGATTCGGAGTTATAAAATGGTAATAACTAATGCTAAAAAGTATATGAATACTAATGATGACGGTCAAGATTCACCATCAATTTTAGCCACCATTGATGGCACTGAA